AAAGCTTTGGGTGAAGATGTGTATCGTAACTGGCACCGGAATCGACAAATGATCGACCTTGTTAATCCCTCAACCCCCGAAGAAACCCGTAAAGAAATTATAAATACCTTTGAAAGCCAGGATCCTTATCCCAATCGAGGCAAAGTGTTCCCGTATCTTATTGCTAAAGATTGTAGGCTTTTGTTAGAAAATGTACAGGAGTTTATTGACTAATGGCTAAGTATGTATTTGAAGTGATTGAAGAAGCAAAAAAAGCTAAGGCCAAGAAAGATAAGATAGAGGTCTTGAAAAAGAATGATACCCCGGCTTTGCGTGATGTGTTAAGGGGTACGTTCGATAAAAGTATTATTTGGGATTTGCCCGGTGGTAAACCCCCGTACACCGCGAGCGAAGAGCATAATGCTCCCTCAAATCTTCTTAGGAAAAATATACAATTTAAGTATTTCGTAAAGGGTAGTCCTTATCTGGTGACTATGCCAATTAAACGCGAAACAATGTTCATTGGACTGTTGGAATCAATTCATCCACAGGACGCTGAATTGGTAGTGTCTATGATTAACAAGAAACCGATTGGTGGTGGTATCACTGCCAAGCTTGTGAACGAGACATTTCCAAATCTATTGAGGTCTTTGTAATGATTTAAACCCATGGTTAAAAATAAAAACAAGGAGAAGCTCTAATGGTGGCAACTCAAATCGATCGTCTGAAATCGGATCTTGCTCAAATCGAGGCTTTTGCAAAAGAGCTAAAAAAAGAAGGGAGGGAGGATCTATCTAAGAAGGTCTGGTCGAAGAGAGATTACCTTGAACAATATCTTGAAACGTTTTCAACATAGGGGATTTACTATTCCTATTTCTTATGATAGGATAATTGGGTAGGGGCAAGCCTCTACCCTTTTATAATGGAGCACACATGAATATTTTTATATTGGACGAAAATCCTATCAAGGCTGCACAGCAGCAATGCGACAAGCACGTAGTTAAAATGGTACTAGAGTCAGCACAGATGCTATCTACTGTCCATCGTGTTCTTGACGGTACTCTTACGCGTATTCCATCAAAGTCTGGTAAGACTATGGTTAAGGCATGGGTGTTGCCAGACTCTCGAGAAAACATTCTATATAAAGCAGTACACGTTGGACATCCTTGCACTCAATGGACTATGGAATCACTGTCTAATTATGCATGGCATTATGATCACTTCGAAGCTTTGGCCATCGAATACGAATATCGTTATGGCAAAAAACATAAGTCTTATGTTGACCTAGAATATGCTTTGTCTATTCCTCCAAAAAATATTCGGCAAGACATTGGTCAAACCCCATTCAAACTTGCTATGGGTGCTGCACCAGAGTGCATCAATGAGTCTGATCCTGTAGGTTCTTATCGTGCATTCTATCAAACCAAACAAGATCGTTTTTCTATGGATTGGACCAAGCGTTCCGTACCTGATTGGTTTACTGTAAAAGAATCAAGCTATGCCTAGGAAGAAAATGAAAGCGACAGCCCAAAATCAGGATCTACTATTCAAAGAACAAGATCTGACCATCATCGAAGAATTATCCCTTGGTGATAATAAAATGAGGTTGGTTGCTTCCCCTAGCGGAAAGTCAACATATATACAATTGTGGTCATCCTTGTCTAAGCAATGGAACACAAACTGTAGATATGAAGTAGAAGAAAACTGGAACAGTTGGAAATCATTATGCCATCGTATACAATCAGAAACAAAATTACCGAAGAAGAATGGGACGTCGTCTGCAGCTGGGACGAGCTCCAAGAAATCCTCCAAGAAAACTCCGACCTCACGCAAAAGGTCTCATCGCCAAAAATCGTAACAATGGTTGGAGGTACACTCAGTCGAACAAGTGGGGACTGGAAAAACTTCTTAACTAAAATGAAAAAGTCCTCTGGTAGAAACAACACAATTAAAGACTGATGAAAAAAACAAATTCCTCGCATCTGATCTTGGCAGATGAAATCGAACCTATCGAACCTTATACCGAGAATCAACAAAAGGCTTTCAACGATTGGAACAATGGTCATAACCTTGTAATGGTTGGAAGCGCTGGTACTGGTAAGACCTTTCTTGCTTTACACTTCGCTCTGAAGGAGTTGATGGAGAATCCTACCACCTATCGTAAGGTTATGATTCTTCGATCAATTGTACCCACAAGAGATGCTGGGCATTTACCTGGTACAAAAGAGGAAAAAGAAGAACCGTATAAACTTCCTTATAAGAACCTATGCGCCCAGATCTTTGGATATGAAGGTGCATACGGTAAGCTTTCAACAACCTGCAGGTTAGAATTTGAAACGACTTCATACATCAGAGGTGCTACCTTTGATCAAACCATTCTTGTAATAGACGAGATGCAGAATATGAACTTCCATGAACTGGATTCTGTCATTACTCGTGTGGGCAACGACTGTCGTATCATCTTCTGTGGCGACCATAAACAGACAGACTTTAAGTATAATGATGACAAAGAAGGTATTATAAAGTTCCTGTCTATCATTGAAACTATGAGAGCCTTCCGAGTAGTTGAGTTCGGATGGGCAGATATCGTTCGAAGTGACTTCGTTCGAGACTACATCATGACAAAAGAAATGTTAGGATATTAGACATGGTAACAATTTACGGTGCTGGTTGGTGTGGCTTTTGTTTAGCAGCAAAAGAGCTCTGCGAAAACTATAGTTTATCCTATGAATGGAGAAACGCAGATGATGTAGATGTTTATCTAGAGTTAAAAGAAAAGGTTAAAGACTTTCAGACTATCCCGCAAATCTTTTGGAATGATAAGTACATTGGGGGTTATTCTGACCTCGTTAAGGAAATTGAAGAATCTAACATTGGCAACTATGGACAAGGTACATTCTAATGGCTAAGTATGCACGTCACGATCCGCGCAATAAGAAAAAAGGTCGTCATAAATCCCTTTCACTTTTTAAGGACAAAAAGATTCGAGAAGAGGAGCGAGTGGCTCGCCGCCGATATTCGATCGATGAAACTTTTTTCGAATCAGATGAAAAAGAGGGTTTACAAACCAGGATTGATGAGGTATACTATCAACATCAAGAATAGGAGTTTTGTTATATGATGGAATTTGAAAAGGTTATCCTTACCGACTGCGATGGCGTTCTAATGAATTGGGAATACGCCTTCAACGTTTGGATTCAGAATAACTTCAAATCTGAGTTAGTTGACGGTGGTGAGGATTGCTACGATATCGGTGATCGGTATGGCCTCGATAAAGATCTGAAGAAGCATTTGATCAAGATGTTTAACGAATCCGCTGCTATCGGGTTTCTACCCCCACTACGAGATGCTATGTATTACGTAGATCTCCTTCATCGTAAGCATGGATACGTCTTCCATATGCTAACCTCACTGTCGATGGATAGTTCTGCCCAACAGCTTCGAATTCAAAACACTCGAAAGCTTTTCGGTGAGACTGCTTTCGAGAAGTTTATATTCACTGACACCGGAGCCGATAAGGATGATATTCTAGAACCTTATAAAGGCTCTGGTTATATTTGGATTGAAGATAAGGAAGAAAACGCTGAACTGGGTGATCGTCTCGGTCTTGAATCCATTCTAATAGAACATGGTCACAATATGAACAATCAGCAATTTCCCCTTATGAAAAACTGGAAGGAAGTCTATGAATACATCACCGGAGAGTAAAATGGATATTTTTCGAATATTGAACCTAAGAACCGAGTGGGAGGATCTCGCTCGGAATTTTGTTGGAGTTAATCAAAATGGAACCGTTGATTCTCTAGATGATTTCGTAAAGAACGGAGCCAGGAAGAACCGATTCCGTCCTGGCTTTGATAAGGCTATAGATATAGCCGAAACGATTTTAAAAGGTGTATAATGAAAAGATTGATCTATCAGGTTGCTGTCGGTAAGCAATCGAAGCTTTATAATCATTGCACAACAAGTGTGAAAGAATATGCTGATCGTCACGGTATCGATTACATAAAGCAAACAACCCCCAAGCTATGGATTCGGCCGGATCCATTTGTTTCAAATCGATCACAAGAATGTCAGTCCCGACCTCTCCCCTTACCTATCTTCGAAAAAGAAAATGCGTTTGAGTATCTTGATCAGTACGATCAGATTGCGATCATTGATAGTGATGTGTGGATTCGTCCCGATGCAGGTAGTATCTTTGATGATGTAGATCCAAATGTAGATTTTGCTGCTGTGGTTGAGCGTGAGATGCCGATCACGGAACAATATCAAAAGAAGATCCTAAACTACTCTTCAATGCAATATAAGCCATTACATCCAAAGGTTGACTTCAAACCGAATCATCTTGGTTATGAGTTTATGAATATGGGAGTAATGGTTCTAAACAAATCCATCCTAAAGTATCTCAAAGGTCAGACACCAAAAGAGTTCTTAAGCCGCCAAGAGTTTAAAGCGTTTGTTGATGGTATGGGTCCATGGAAATGGTCAACAGATCAAACTCTTTTAAATTGGTGGATTCGTAAAGAAGAAATGAATATTCAAAATCTCCATTGGAAGTGGAACGGTCTGTATACTGCGAATCGAAAGATCCAGCACTGTAAATTTGTACATTTCTTTTTAAAGGATAAACTCCCCAATGCTGGAGAAGATGTAGAGAAGCTTATGGAGGCAGTCCAATGAAAGTAATGATTACGGGTATGGCAGGATTCATCGGATACCATACCGCTATTCGATTCATGAGGGAAGGCCATGATGTATGTGGCTTTGACAACTACAATTCTGTAGTTTACGATAGAGAGATCAAGTTTGCTAGAGCAAGAGATCTACAGAAGTTCGGGCTCAAAGTTCGAAATATGGATATGGCGTATATCGGAGCGCTTCGACCGTACATAGAGTCTGAGAATCCGGATCTCGTAATACATTTGGCTGCTCACGCGGGCGTACGAGTGTCGATGGATATTCCTGGAGAATATATCTCGAATAACATCTCTGGCACTCAGAACCTAATAAAAGTGTGTGAGGGTCTTGGTATCGATAACGTCATATATGCATCTACGTCTTGTACTATGGAAGGGAATCCATTACCATGGTCTCCTGATGAAAAGCTCGGAAAACAACTGAGCCCTTACGGATTCAGTAAACAAACGAATGAGAATCAGTTCCATATCTCTAAGATTAAAAATGCAGTATGCCTTCGCTTCTTTACAGTGTATGGTCCTTGGGGTAGACCTGACATGGCTCTTTATTCGTTCACCCAAAATATCATGAACGATAAGCCAATTACAGTATACAATAATGGTAACATGATTCGCGATTTCACCTACGTAGATGATATTGTAAGTGGAATAGAAATTGTATCTCGTAATATGTCTGAACGTGAAACGTACTGTATTGGCAACGGCCAACAAGTTCAACTAATGGACTTTATCTCTTGCATTGAAAAGAATCTGGGTAAAACTGCAACGAAAGAATTTGCGCCTCGACACCCAGCAGATGCTCTTGAGACGTGGTCTGATACGACTAAACTCCAAGCTCTTGGTTATAAAGCTGATACTCCGATCGAGAAGGGTGTAGAGAACTTTTTACAATGGTATCGAAATTACTATGGAAGAAATGATGACTAAAACTATTCTATATGATATCGGTGCACATAAGGGTGTGTTCACCCGTAACATGTTAAAAGAAAACCCGGAAACAGTTTCTTATATGTTCGAGGCAAATAGAGGTTTATCGAAACCGACCGATTTAAAAGATCACCATTGGTTTAATTGTGTACTTTCTTCGAAAGATAAGTCCGTGGTTAATTTCTTTTACAGAGGTGGTACAGGAGATTCCTATTATAAAGAAACTGATATGACTGGGGTCTATACAAACCCTCAATCATATGAATTACAGATACGAGACACACAGCATCTCACAGATTTTGATATTCCTCTACCTGATATTATTAAGATTGACACGCAGGGATCAGAGTTGGATATACTATCTGATTGTGACGAAATACTTACCAATTGTAAAGTAATATATACTGAAGTACCTGCTCCAGGTAAGATCTATAACCAGGGTGCACCGAGCTATGAAGAGTATATGGATTTCTTCCGAAGTCATGGTTTCGTGAATAGCACTATAGAGAAAGAGCATGTAAAGCGTAATAAAGTATATCAATATGATATGAGGTTAACGAAATGACGAAAAAAGTTTTATACACAGGCGGTACCTTTGATCTCTTTCATGCTGGGCATGTAAATTTTCTTCGAATGTGTACACAGCTTGCTGATGAAGTCGTAGTATCTTTGAATACAGATGAATTCATTCAAGATTATAAAGGCTTCACTCCGTTCCATACATTTGAACAGCGAAGAGAAATCCTCCTGGCATGCAAATATGTCGATCGAGTAGTATCGAATACTGGTGGACAAGATAGCACTCAGTCAATCGAAAATGTTGCTCCTCATATCATTGCAATCGGTACAGACTGGGCAGCAAAGGATTACTATGCACAGATGGGATTCAGTCAGGAGTGGTTGGATATTAGAAATATCATATTAGTCTATCTTCCTTATACTGCGAATATCAGTTCGACTCTTATCAAAGAAAAGATCTCAAAAGCCTACAAAGATAAATGAAGATTGCGGTTTGTATAAGCGGACAGCAAAGGATGAACCCTTGGGCTGATCGAAGTGAGATGGATGATAATCTCCTTTATGCATTCCGTAATGTCGACGTAGATATCTTTCGACACACTTGGGACAACAGTGTGATATATGCATATGAGGATCTAATTATAGAGCCTGAGCCAGAGATACATTATCATCCCGTACTCGATACGACTGAATTTGCTGGTGAATATTTCCAAACAAAAAGAAATAACGGTGGACCAAGTCTTAAGCTTTTCCAAGGGACAAAACAAATTCTGGCTCACAACACTCTTGTATCCAGACTCGATAAAGAGTATGATCTGATCGTTCGTTGTAGATGGGATGTTTACTTTTCTCGGGAACTAGATTATAATAGGTGGTTTGAAAAATCTTATAATGAAGGTCCTATAGGAATGGGGTATTGGGATTGGAATCAAAAAGTACTGAATAACCCAACGCCTCATTTAGGGGAACAGAACAAGAATAACGTTCGATGGTATAAAATGATTAGTCCTGAGGCAATGATCATGCATCGTCCAGAGTATTGGGATTGTAAGAGGGTAAATGATTTACATGAAAGTGGGAACCTACTACCAGCTGAATGGGGATGGTATCAGGTTCTGGTAAACGGTAGAGAAGACCATAAAGGATATCTCGGAGGAGTTCTTACTCTCTCCCAAACTGGTGGAAGAAAGAAATGAGTAAAGATTGGCAAGAATTTTTAAAAAAGATTGAAATCGAGTTAAGATCCCACCCGGTTGATTTCCTATCTCAGAAAACTATATCATATACGGTTCATCCGAATTTTTCCGGTAATGTCATGTCATCTCCAATTTATCGAGATATGTTGAAGCTTGATTTCTTTGAGAACTTGAAAGATCCTGCATTTGGTAAGCCTCATTTAGGATTTGATAACCAGTACAGCATTTCTACAATCCAGTCTGCCTACTATATCGATATTCTAAAAAAAGAAGGGTATGGTCCAGAGACTCTAAGTCATATTACAGATATAGGAGCAGGATACGGTAACCTATGTCGATCGTTCTATAAGACGGGATTTGCTGGTAGATATCAAGCTATAGACTTCCCTATCATGGGAAAAATGCAAAAGAAGTGGCTAGATAGCACTTTGGGAAAAGGTCACGATTATAACATTGGAGAGATGACTCCTCAGAATCTTTTGCCATCAAATGAAAAAAGTTTAATCATTGGAACTTTTAGTATTAATGAAATGCCAATGTCTGAAAGAAGTAAGCTCGAATCCTTTTATCACATGTATGACTTTATGTTGATTGCTTTTAAAGACAATGCAAATTTCGGGGTAGATAATTTACCTTACTTTGAAACACTAATGGATAATCTCGATTCTTCTCATGAATTGAAAATTACGAAATGTCCTTACTTTAAAAACAATAGATTCCTACTAGGTAAAAAGAAATGAAGAATATCATACTACAACATTGGAATGGTAATCTAAGAGAGCTTGAAAAGTTGTCCATGGAGAACATACAAAGATATGCTGAATTCTGTGGCGCTGAATATAAACTGCTAAGAGGCCTCGTCTTCAATCCGAATCTTAAAAGTGAATGCCAAAAGGTTCACATGTTGTCTGAAGAATTCGACGACTACGATACAGTAGTTATGATGGATATGGATATGTTCACCCGAAAGGGAATGACGAAAAATATCTTTAAAGATGAAAAGGGTATGGGTAGACATTATAAGGTCCAACCGCATCTAAGAGAAAGCATTGGCAGACGACTTCCTGATCTATGTAACCCCAAGTATCCTTACTGGGGCGGATCTATATACCGATTCGAGAAAGATATGAGGAAGAGACTACGTCGCCACATTGTACATTTCAACATGCTGAAATTTAACTCCAACATGGTAGACGAAGGCATCATGCACCATTTAGCTACTATGGAGAAGCTGGAAGAGAATGAGAATACATATATGGACAGGCAACAATGGAACTACAGTAGCTTCGATGAGGGTGTCGAAGATGCGTATATTATTCATATAAGACCAAAGGTTGCACCAGGTGGACCGAAAAGACCGAAGATTGAAAACTACAGATCCTTGGTCGAAAGGGGATTGATAGAATGAAGACTTTGATATATCAATATTGGGATGGACCGGTTAAGCCTTCTGTGAAGGCGGGTGTCGATGCTATGAGGACGTATGCTGAAAGGATTGGTGCTGATTACCTTTTTGAGGATAATCCGCGGTACATCCGTGATAGAAGATTCGGAAACTACTCCGCACATTATGGAGCCTTTAAACCTGTATTTGAAAAACCGTATCGTGACTATGACTTTATTCTTTTTGCAGACACCGACGTCTTTCCTGTAGACAATCTTCAAGAGAATATATTTGAGTATTTCGATCATTCAGCTGATATCGGTATATGCACTGAACCTTTTCAACCAAAGCAGAGACAGATCACCACCGGTAGAATCACATCCGCCCGCGATGAACAATGGGCAAGAATGGTGAAAGATAAATGGGGAACGGAGGTACCAAGAACTGAAGAGGGTTTAGTAAAAGTCTATAACACTGGTGTGGTTCTTTACAGTGATAAAGGTATGGAACATGCTCGAAATAACTGGGCTTCATTCGATGAGTATGTAAACCTTGTTAGAAGTATTGGGCTAGATTCTTTTTACACGTGTGATCAGCCTTATCTACATGCCATGATGTTTGCTACTAACATGAAGGTGATGGAGATGGATAATAACTGGAATAGTTATGTTCATGGTACTCGTGATAAGATTCAGCCGAAAAGAAGAATTATGGATTGGCGTACACCTGAAACAAAATTTGTTCATTGCCAGTTTCCTGGTGCCGATAATATGAACGAGGAGCAGTTATTGAAAGTAGTAAACCTTCCTCGAGATCAATGGGGATATGACATATGAAAATCTTTGGGATCGGTCTATCCCGGACTGGAACAACAACGCTAAACCACGTTCTCCGCGAGTGGGGATTCAATACGATACATTATCCACAGCCAAGTCAGTTATGGGATCCAGATAACGATGGGGCAAATGATATTCCAGTGATTCCTGTATATAAAGAGCTCGACAAAGAGTTCCCAGGATCGAAGTTCATCTACACCATTCGAGACAAGGAACAATGGTTAGATTCGATTGTTCCTTACTTCGAAAGAAAAAGAAATTGGACGTCGATGAATAGCTCACAGGTTATAACCCGAAGAAAAGTGTATGGTTCGGATTTTCCGAACCGCTTCGAGGCTGAAGTGGCATGGAATAAACACGATCAGGATGTAAAAAATTATTTTACAAACAGAGATAACTTGTTTATAATAAATATCGTAGGTGGTGATTCTCCGCAGAAGCTTGCTGAGTTTCTGGGGGTTACTACTGATCTGAAAGAATTTCCGAATCTGAATAAGTTGAAAAAATGAAACGTTATGCCATCGTAATAAAAAACAATAAGATCTCTGAATCTGCTTATAGGAAATTACAGTCAAGCACCTCTCAGAAGGTTATGGTGTTTGATGCGATTACTCCTGATGAGGTACAAGAGAAGCTTAAGATGTTTGATTTGAAATGGAACTATCCATGGAATCAGCCAGTACTTGATATGCAATCAGGATTAAAGAAAAGCCCATATCAGACACGAAACCGCGATGCACGGATCGCTACGGCGCTCAGTCACTATGTTCTATGGAAGATGTGTATTACTTTAGATGAACCGATCGTTATCCTAGAACATGATTCTTATTTTATAAAGGAGATTGACTTTGATCCGAGCGAAGCGCCGTTTGATATAATCGGTATTAATAATCCAATTGGAGCTACTCGTCTTTCCCGTAAATTTAATAATATTGTACAGGCATCCCCCGATCGATTTATCCGTGTTCCAAAGATTGATGATGATACCATTCCTCAAGGTCTTGCTGGAAATTCTGCATATATAATTAAACCAGCAGGAGCGAAGAAGATGATTCAGCTGGTGAAAGATTATGGTCTATGGCCAAATGATGCAATCATGTGTCGACAGTTAGTTCCCAAGTTGGGTGTAACTACCAGATATTATACAAAGGTACAAGGTACGCGGAGTACTACTACACTATGAAAGCTTATGTTATTACTATTATGGACCACGAGCGGTCCGTACAAGCCGCAGAGAGATGTATTCGATCTGCAGCAAGGTTTGGATTGGATGTGAAAAAATTTCATGCTATTACGCCAAAGTCGAACCTTACACAGATGCTGATCGATAGAGGAATCTCTGATCAAGACTTTCGTGAAGTTTATTCGCGAACCCCAAACTGCATCGCAGCGTTCCTTTCTCATTACACATTATGGGAAAAATCTGTTAAAACGAACGAAGACATTTTAATCTTCGAACACGATGCAGTAGTAAAATCCGAAATACCAGATGTACCGTTCGCTGGATGCATCTCCTATGGTACGCCTTCATATGGAAAGTTTAATACCCCGACTGCTCTTGGTGCAGGACCTTTGGTAAGTAAAGCATACTTTCCAGGTGCCCATGCATATAAAGTTTCGCCATCTGGCGCAAAGAAGATGATTGACCAGACCAAGATTAAAGCGAAGCCGACTGACGTGTTCTTGCATAGAGATACGTTCCCGTTTTTGCAAGAATACTATCCGTGGCCGGTTATAGCAAATGATAGCTTTACTACTATTCAGAATGAAAAAGGATGTTTAGCCAAACACAACTATGGCGAGACATACGAAATACTTTAGGGATAAGAATATGAACTTGTTTATTACTGGATGTGACGTTAACACTGAATGGATGCTTCCCTGGTTTGTAGAAAACTTTCGTAAGCATAATCCGAACGCTAAACTTATGATCTTCGATTTCGGCATGGAAGGTAGTCATTTTCCCGAACTCCGTAAGTCTCTTCGAGGCAATCAAGACAAAGGTTGGTTTAAGAAGCCAGCAGCAATGATCTCTGCATCAAGGATTGCAAAGAAGGTATGCTGGTTAGACACCGACTGTCACGTGAAAGCAAACATCGAAGATATTTTCGATTTAACAGAACCAAATAAGTTGATGATGGTAGAGGATAAACCCTGGACGAAAAGACGAGGAGAGAAGTGGCACAATAGTGGAGTAGTTGCATTCGAGGATCGTCCGAATATATTGGACGAGTGGGCATCAGCTGTTGCTATAAACCCGAAAATTGGTGACCAAGAGGTGCTTCACAGGCTCGTACGCGAGGGCATGCGAAGAATGATACATATTCACGATCTACCAAGAAAGTACAACACTCTAAGGCTAGATCTGTTAGATGATAC